ATTAAGAATAGTATTTTTAAAAAGGAACATATTGAAGCAGTTGCTACTGATAGATTTCAAAAATGTATTGCTTGTTCTTTGTTTGATGCTGGAGGAGATAAATGTATTGCACCAGGCACACAGCCATGCTGTAGTGACTGTGGTTGTAGTTTAGCATTTAAGGTTAGGTCACTATCCTCAGAGTGCCCAAAGGGATACTGGGATGCCTATACAACAGAAGAAGAAGAAGAAATAATAACCAAACAAATTGAAAATGGAAAAATTAACTAAAGAACAAATAGTAGGAGAATTGTTAGCTGAAGAACAAATAACTGCAGAAGAAGCAGTTACTTTATTAACTGAAAAGGCTACTACAATAGTAAATACTTTTTCAATTCCTGCGTTTGATTATACAACAACAACAACATAAAAATAAAACCATGGGACTAAAATTTGTAGAAGAAGGTCATGTGTATGAAAGTACGGATGATGAAAAAATAAACTGGCTAAGTGTAACTTCATTTATTGCTAAGTTTAAACCTAAGTTTGATAGAGATGGTCAAGCTAAGAAATCAGCTAAAAATAAAAGGTCCAAGTGGTATGGTATGACACCAAAGGAAATTCTGGCTGCATGGGATGGTGAGACAGCAAGAGCTATTAAGTTAGGTAACTTTTATCATGATCAAAGAGAAGCAGATATGATGGAACTAGATACTATAGGCCGTCATGGAGTAGAAGTGCCAATTATAAAACCAATCATTAATGATGAAGGTATTAAATTTGCACCAGTTCAAAAATTAAAAGATGGATTATATCCTGAACACTTAGTATACTTAAAATCAGTAGGTTTATGCGGACAAGCTGATGTTGTTGAAGTTGTAAATGGATATATTAACATTAATGATTACAAAACAAATAAAGAAATAAAGGATAAAGGCTTTACTAACTGGGAAGGGATTACAAATAAAATGTATATACCAGTTAATCATTTAGATGACTGTAATCTTAATCATTATAACTTACAACTCAGTATTTATGCGTATATTATTAAAAAGCATAACCCTAAACTTAAAGTAGGTAAACTTATTATTCAACATGTAAAGTTTAAGAAAGTTGGAGAGGATAAAAATGGATATCCTATAAATGAGCATGTAAATGGTGAGCCTGTATTAGAAGATATAAAAATTTATGAACTTCCATATTTAAAAGATGAAGTAACATCTTTAATGATGTGGTTAAAAGATAACCAATAATGAAAGAGTATATAGCAGCAGTAGAAGTGCAATCTAGAAAATCAAAAGTACCTACAGATTTTAGATTTGAAGAAACAAAAATACGTATTGATCTTAATAAAATAGTATGGTTTAAAGAGTACTTTCACGTAGCAACAAATAAGTTTCAAGACTCACACACTGAAGTATTATTATTTGGTCAAAGTAAACCAATAATTTTAGTGATTGGTTACAACAAATTATGGGAAGATATAATTAAATCTAAAGAAGTATGATAGTAAAATTATTTGATATACAAAATAGCAAGTTAGTTGTAACAGAGCATTGTTATGCACTTCCATTTCTTAAAAATATTATGGATGAGTATCCTGATAGTTACATTAAAGTATATCAGTATATATTTTATTTGAGTTGTCCTGATCCAGATCTAAATCCATTTTTTAATTTACCTGAACATGAAAAGGAAGATATTATTATAGATGAGATTGAACTAGAAGAATCTCCAGAAGATGGTAAGATAAGGTATGCGTTAGACATGTGTAAAAAGCTATATGAAACTCCCACATACAGAGCTTACGTGGGTATTAAGGCTATGTTAGACAGACTTGCACGTTATATGGAGGTTACCCCTATAGAACATGGTAGAGATGGTAATATGAACTCTATGATTAATGCAGCAGCTAAATTTGAGAATATAAGACAATCATATAAAGGAGCATATACTGATATGAAACAAGAACAGGAAAGTTCAGTAAGAGGGGGTGCGGGCCTTGCTTATGATCAACTCTAAAAAAGAAACCCAATACATTTTTTGTTATTGGGATGAACCAATTAATAATCAAATAAAAATCAAAGATGAAAAAACAAGTAGTAATTCCAGTAGGCAAAAGGTTACTGATAAAAAGAAAAGCGGCAGTAACAAAGACAGCATCAGGTCTAATAATACCTGAGATAGCACAAAAGAAAGAGTTTAAAGGAACTGTTGTTGGTGTAGGTGCTGATGTTGCAGAAATTAAAATAGGTGATGAGGTACAATATGCTGATCATGCTATGCCTACTCCAATGGAACATGATGGACAAGAGCATTTATTATTGCAATCTGGTGATGTGTTTGCAATTATAAGATATGAGTAGAACTATACCTACATATGATTCAGGCAATTGGTCTGTAACAGAGTTTGAGAATGATTCTGATTTTCAGGAATACATATACTCTTTATTCAAGGAGCCGGGTGAATATGAATTTGATGAAACAAGTTATATATTCAATGAAGAAGCTAAAAGATTTAATAAAGAAGGTTTATATTGTAGTTCTCCTTTTAGATCAAAAGACTTCATGTCTTATTGGGATGATCAGAAGAACAAATGTAGGGAAGGTGTAATTTACAAGAATAAAGATAAGACTTGGTATTTAACTAGGGATTATTATATGTGGTTAAATTTTCTACCAATATTTGATAAAGAAGAAAAAAAATATGGTTTTGCTAAAGTTAGAGATGCACAATATCATATGGCTTTGTATGAACTATTAGCAGAGCTAAACAATCAACATTCAGCAATATTAAAAAAACGTCAGATTGCTTCTTCTTATTTCCATATGGGTAAGATAATTAATACGTACTGGTTTGAAGAAGGTAGTACGTGCAAAATTGGAGCATCATTAAAAGATTATATTAATGATAAAGGTTCCTGGAAATTTCTAGAAGAATACAAAACCTTCTTAAACGAACATACAGCTTGGTATAGACCTAGTAATCCTGAGAAAGTATTATTATGGCAACAGCAGATAGAAGTTAAGGTAGGAAACAGAAAAACTTCACGTGGTTTAAAATCTAAAATACAAGGTGCATCATTTGAGAAAAATGCAACAACTGGTGTAGGTGGACCATGTTCATATTTCTTTCATGAAGAGGCAGGTATAGCACCAAAGATGATGCAAACTTATGAGTACCTGCGCCCTGCAATGTCTTCAGGTATGGTTACTACAGGAATGTTTATTGCAGCAGGGTCAGTTGGTGATTTGGAACAATGTAATCCCTTAAAGGATATGATACTTAATCCAAATGCTAATGATATATATGCTGTAGAGACTAACCTTATGGATGCAGAAGGCACAATAGGGATGGCTGGTTTATTTATACCAGAACAATGGTCTATGCCTCCATACATTGATGCTTATGGAAACTCAGAAATAGAGGAAGCAATTATAGCTATAGACAATGAAAGAGCAAGATGGAAGTCTGAATTAGGACCTGAACAGTTTCAATTAAGAATATCTCAGAAACCAAAAAATATAGCTGAAGCTTTTGCATATAGAAAAGCATCAGTTTTTCCACAAGGTATATTGTCAAAACAATTAAAAAAGATTGAAGAAAAAGAATATTCCTATGAACTATTAGATCTTGAAAAAGAACAAGATGGTATTGTAGCAAAACGTACAACTAAATTACCTATATCTGAGTTTCCAGTTAAGAAAAAACAAACAGATAAAACTGGATCTATAGTTGTGTGGGAAAGACCTGCTAAGAAAAAACCAGACTTTGGAGCATATTATGCTTCTATTGATCCAGTGTCAGAAGGTAAAACAACAACTTCTGATTCTTTATGTAGTATATATGTTTACAAAAATGCTACTGAAGTTACTAGAACAACTGTCTCTGGAGACATAGAACAGTTTATAGAAAAAGATAAAATTGTAGCAGCATGGTGTGGAAGATTTGATGATATAAATAAAACACATCAAAGGCTAGAATTAATAATAGAATGGTATAATGCATGGACTATTGTTGAGAATAATATATCATTGTTTATTCAACATATGATTGCTAGAAAAAAACAAAGATACCTTGTACCTAAACAACAAATACTTTTCTTAAAAGACCTTGGTTCTAATAGAACAGTTTATCAAGAGTATGGATGGAAGAATACAGGTACTTTATTTAAAAGTCATTTGATATCATATGCAATTGAATTTATAAGAGAGGTTATAGATGAGGAATTAGATGATGATGGTGGTGTAATGAATCAAACATTAGGTGTAGAAAGAATACCAGATCCTATGCTAATTAAAGAAATGTCTGCATATTATCCTGGACTTAACGTGGATAGATTAGTTACGTTTGGTGCACTTATTGCTTTTGCCAAAATACAACAATCAAATAGAGGTTATACTAAAAGACGTGAATCAGAAGGAGAATCTTTGGTAAATTCAGAAAAAATAAGTAAATTAAAGTATACCAGTGCGTTTAAAAATATAGGCCGTAGAAGATCTGGCTTAGGTGGTAATAGAAGACGCTCAGGTTTTAAGAATATTAAATAGAATCTAGATGAGAGTATTAAATGCAATGCAACTTAAGAACGGTGCTAAGGCAGAAAGTGGACCAACATTTTCTAGTTTAACGCAACCTACACAGTTTTTAACATATAAAAAGAAAACTGATGATTGGGCCGCATGGAATCTAGATTGGCTTGAATTGCAGGGTATAGAATTTTTACGTATCAATTCTAGACGCTTACTTAAAAACTATAAGCTTGCTAAAGGTATTATTGATAAAACAGATTATATTGTAGAGCCAGATAATGACTATAAAGATATGATGGATGTTTTAACTGCTGAGAATGAGTCAGCATTGGAATTAAAATTTTATCCAATTGTACCCAATGTAATAAACGTTCTTACAGGTGAGTTTGCTAAAAGATATTCTAAAGTACAATTTAGAGCTGTTGATGATACATCTTATAATGAAATGCTTGAGCAAAAAAGAGTTCAAATTGAAGAAACACTACTTGCTGAAGCAGAGACTAATTTAGTTTTAAAGATGGTAGAAATGGGTATGGACCCAAGTTCTAAAGAAGCACAGCAACAACTTAATCCTGAAACATTAAAAACTTTACCAGAAATAGAAGACTTTTTTAGTAAGTCATATAGAAGTATGGTTGAAGAATGGGCATCACATCAATTAAATGTAGATGAGGAGAGATTTAAAATGCAGGAGTTAGAAGAAAGAGGCTTTAGAGATATGCTAATTTCTGACAGAGAGTTTTGGCATTTCCGTATGTTAGAGGATGATTATGATGTTGAGCTATGGAATCCTGTATTAACATTTTATCAAAAATCACCTGATCAAAGATATATATCAGATTCAAATTATGTAGGTAAAATAGATTTGATGACTGTATCTGATGTTGTTGATAAGTATGGATACTTAATGGATGAAAGACAATTAAAGTCTTTACAAAAGATTTATCCTGCAAGATCAGCACAATATCAGGTTAATGGATATCAAAATGATGGATCATATTATGATGCTACAAGATCTCATGAGTGGAATACTCAAATGCCCGGTCTAGCATACAGACAATACACTAGTAATTATTGGAATGACCCAGCAACCGGTGGGGATATTATAAGTGAAATACTAGATCAGAGTGAAGACATGACTCCATTAGATGAAGGAAATTTAATGAGAGTATCAACTATCTATTGGAAGACTCAAAGAAGAATAGGTCATTTAACTAAAATAGAATTAGATGGTTCTGTTACACAAGAGATAATAGATGAGACATTTAGGATAACTGAGAAAGCTGTATATGATACATCAATATTCAAAAACAAATCTAAAGAGAATCTTTTACAAGGTGAGCATATAGAATGGATATGGATTAATGAAGTATG